TCCAAGCCCCAAAGATATGGGCAAAACCAGGTTTCCCAGAACTTCAAACGCAAATGCAGGTAGAACAGCCAAAGTGAGGCCAACAGCCAGAAGACTAATTGCAGTGCCTTTTGCCCCACTAATAAGAGCAACTACCCCGCCCAAAAGGGCAATAAATCCAACAACCGTAAGGGGCCACAAGAAACCTACTTCTGAAGCCCGTTCCATCAAGGCCGAAGCCCCGCCTTCCATCGCCGCGTACTGACCGGGTTCCCGCAAGGAGGGAAGGGTGCTAGGAGCCGCACAGCCAGCAGCGGCGAGGGGGAGGGCAAAATAAACCCAAGGAAGGGACTTAAAAAATCTACCGAGGAGGCTCATTGGGAAATCTCATATTACTAAGGGTATCCTCAACCTGCGCAACTCTGGCAGACAGTGTTTCCTGCTTAACCAAGACCTCTGTCAGAAGACGATCATGGCGAATAAATTGGGAACCAAGAACAAACAAAACGGTCAAGGTCAAAGAAGTGATTCCAAGCCAATCCCTGCTACTTAATCGCACTGTTTCCCCGTGTCCCCTTGTCATCAAAGCCTCCCATATTTCCTATCAGAATCAGGGATTTCAGATGGATCTACCCTGCTTGCAGTAAGTTTTGCAATAGTTCTCTTTTCCTTTCGCCACCAACGGCGCAATTCCGAAGCAATATCACAGTCATCATTACTGTAAAGCCATGTTTGACCGATTGCATCACTGCGACGATCTGACGGTAGGTTGCCAATAAACTCAATGATTTCGGCAATTTCAGTGTTTTCTACCGGTGGTAACGGAAGCATATATCCATCTGCTTCAATGTGTATATTTAAGTTATTTATTTCCAAGGGTTTATGATTCTCGGCTTAAAGCAAGATATATTCTTGCCCGCAATGCAACATTTACACTCGCAGTCCGGGGGATCCGTACCAGGGGGTCTCCCCCCCCCTCCGATTTTGGTCTGCTTTCGTGCAGCGAGTTCGAGCCACCTGTTCGATTGCTCTTTCATCTCTTAGCCATCTTCCCTTCGATTCTGCGCAGACTGCTGATCCAGCCAGATCTGGAGGCCCTCTCGAATCGGGTGGTCTGGCTCAAGTGAAAGTACCAGGTACTTGGCCCTTCGACGGTCACTGACGACGGCCACACCTCTGCTCTCCAGCCACCTCAAAGCCCTGCCAATCTGGTGGACACTCAGGCCCAGATCCTCAGCCAACTGATCCTGCCGTGGTGGCTGTCCGGCTGCTGCTGCCTCCATCCATGCCTCAGCAATCCTAAGCCTCTGGTCAGCCTCTCTGGCTGCATCACGCGCCCCCTGTTGATGTCCGATATCCATCCTCTTATGCCTTTCATGAAATTGGGTACAGTCCAGCCCCTCATCTGGTCGATGAGATCGGCATGGACATCATCGAGAGAATAGCACATGAATTGAGTGGTCAGGGCCTGCCGTGGTTGACGGCAATCCTGATCCTGATCCTCTGGCTTTCTTGATCATTTCCACTTTCTGAAGTACTATTCTTTTTGCTCTTTCTCAATCGAATACCAGTTTCCGGCGACACTGTGTCGACCGGGAATCGAATGCTATCTGCGTTGATTCAGGTGGCTCTGAGAATGAGAGCAAGCCATGCCTAGAGTATCCGCGACATCACCTGAACTAGATCGCCATCATGAGAATGGCGGTGATCTGGAAATCACTTCAAGTATCGACATGTGCCGCATCTGCTGGTCCGACTGTGACCAGATGACGATGATGGAATTCAAGGATCGGAATAAGCATTGGTCAGCCACTAGATTCCTCAATCATTTCAGTTACTGGCCTCTGGGTAATGAACCTTGGAAGACCGGCATCATCATGACGGACAATGGGAATTGTGATGGAGAACCACATCCTGATTACGAAGAAGAGTCTGAGTCTGGCAACCCCTACTGCTGCGAAGTATGCGGCGAACCACTGACCTCTGAAGACAACTGAACCACCAACCCAGAGCCGCCTGAATCAGCGCAGATAGCCGACCCCTGCAATGCTTGAGATTGGGGATTGTCCTGGTACTTGAAGCTACGAGGAGAATGCCCATGAATTATGAAGTAAAAGAAGCTATCGCTGATTACCTCAGAGATAACGAACACATGCACAGGCCAACATCAGAAGACCCCGCCAAACCCGACTGGGAGTTCAGCGATGAGATCTGGGAGAAAGTCTGCGACGCGATCATCGAAGAGATGGCAGATTCATTTGAACACGACATCGAGGTTCTGGTCTCCGACTACTGCAACAGACACTCAGGATCAATTGATGGAATCATAGAAGAGCAAACCCGCAACTGAACCACACCGCCAGGACTATCTCCAATCTTGAGCATTGCTAAACGCTATCTGCGCTTATTGGGTCACTCTGAGAAATGGAGAATGCCATGAACAGAAAAAACATGAGCGAAAGAGACCTGTGCATCTTCGAGAGAATCGAGAGAGACTTCGAGAATGTCGGGCAGCATGCGATACTGAGTCAAGCTGACCAATTCGTATATGCATTGAACATTCCACTGTACTCTGACGATGAGAATGACGAAGACCACGACATCACGGCCACGCTGCTGATGAGGTATCTGCCGAATTTCAATACTTGGGTGGTACACGATCACACCACGCATACGGATTTACCGATGCATTGCCTACAAGCCGTATTCGTGAACCACTACCTTACTGACACCAAGGATGAGGCACAGGAAAACGAATGGACAATCAAGATGATGTTCTTCCTTGGACCACCATTGCCCACCTCGGGCAGGGCCAAAGTGAAAGTGAAGTCTGTTGAATTCGACATCTCGCCAGACAGGCGGAGGATTACGACTTCAAACATTCCGAATGCATGGTGGATTGATACTCACAATATCCCCAGCTATTACGACGATCTGGGAGTCCAGCCAGCCATTACCCACTTCTGAACCATCAAACCCCAGAGTGACCCAATAAGCGCAGATAGCAAACACACTCTCGAATCAGGAGCGCGACAATGGAAGTATGCATGATGGAGCGGATAGAACGCTTGATCTACAGACTGAACAAGGAGCAGATCACCGAACATGAATTTGAAATTCGGTGGCGGGACCTGCGAATCGAAACGCTGCAATGTGAGATTCAGAAGCTGAACATCACAATCAACGGACTAGACAATCTGGTCGATAGCTTGCAGGATCGGCTCGCTCAGAAGGAGTCAGACAATGCTTGAAGATGCACTGTTCATCATTTCATGGATGGGAATCATTGTAATGCTGTGGCTGACAATCTCAGCCGTAATCGTGACATTCAGGAAACCGAAATAAGCCAGGGCAATCGGGGGGCCTCAATTCTGAGGCCTTCCCGAATGTCCACATTCAATGGAGGCCAAGCAAGTATGGAGTTTGAAGCAAGCGTACATGAACGCCCATCTAGACCTTGCCCATGTGGCAGTGGAGAACCTAGCTGGTGGATGACCGATTGCCAAGGAATCGAGTTGTGCCGGGTATGTTCGACATGCGAAGATAAAGCAATGAAGAAATACACTCCAGAAACTTTCAGTGGATACAATCAAGCTGATCTGGACGAGTGGACCGGGGAACGAATAGAACCCCTAGACTGAATCAACCAGAGGAGGGGGCATCTCATGGTGGGATGCCTCCCCCTCGCATTATCAGAAAGCGAATTGAGACATGGGACAGGTAACGAAGAAGAAACTGAACACTTACAGCCACATTGAGAATGGGCAGCAGGCATGCATCATCCTTGTTCTCAATGATGGCGAAACATACAGCGATCTGGAGGGATGCACGCTCCAGATCCTAGCTGAAGAGGAAGCCGACAAGCTGATGAATGGGGCTAACCTGAAAGACATTCCGACACTGGAGACAGTCCCAATCGACCATCTCATTCATCAAGTACAGAACCAGACCAAAGCTGAAGACGACGATGGAAAGGATGAAGGCGAAGAATAGCATTCTCCCCATGGCTTGGTGGTTCAAGCCAACCCTTCCCCGCAAGGGGAGGGGCTACTTGGATCATTAGATAAGGAGGATTCCAATGCGTGACATTCACGTTGCACTGGTCAAAACCAGTGGCGAAGTAGAAGACAAGACCATAAGCAATCAGGGAAGTCTGGAGTATTTGCAGGGGTGGGTGGACGGCTACATTGAAGTAGTATCTCATCCTGAATTCGACATGATCATCAATGAGGAGGGACGCATCAACAAGCTGCCGATCAACATGACCGCAACTATGCTCCTCAGAGGCCTGCGAGAAATCAACATGGTGACCTCAACAATGGAATGGGGCAGGATGAAGATGAGCAAGCCACCAGTAGACACGATGCAGGCCCTAGAGACCTATGAGAATGGGCAAACAATCATTCATGGCGATGTCGTCATATGTGGGCCAGTAGATCAACATGGATATGAAACAAGCATAAAGGAGGCAGTCAGAAGAAGCATTCCAAGGCTATGGACAGAACCGCACTTTGAAGTAACCGTATTTTGAATTTCCCATATCACAAGCTACTAGATAGAAAGAGCAAAACCGAATGACACTTACAACTACATTCAACATCCCCGGATCCATTGGACAGGGGGCAGGAGCCGAAGGCGGCAGGTATGACATCGACCATGTGATGATGGCATACGACGGGGAGAGGGCAGTGGCAATAGCCACTGATGGAGTCGGTCTGGCAATCTGCAAAGCAACAGCCACAGGAGAACCATGCACAGCCCTGGTACATCCCAAGTCTACGCCCGTAGGCGCAGCGGCAAGCAAGCGCGATGTCATCATCGACCATGACGAACACACTGCTAGACATGGAAAGTGGGTTACGCCCTGCTGCGTTGACGGAATCTTTCCAGAACCAAAGCCAGCAATTCCAGATAGTGATGAAGGCGTGGAATGGTTCCCGATTGATGTCAGTCGCCTGATTTCATTCTGTATGGCAGTGACAAGCAAGCAGAACAGGAGAGTGAACATTGGAATTCCTACAGCCCCAAGGGAGCCGGGATCCCCTCATGGAAACATTGGCTTGAGGATTTCAGGGGATTCAGGGCAAGCAATAGTTCTTCCTGCAAAGTGGGACAATAAAACATACACGGACTGGAAACAGGCCGATCTGGACTGCGACATCATCATCAAAACGAATGAGCTATTGAAGAATAGAAACAGCAGTTCCACAGTTTCAGACGAGGCCGAAATGGTCGAAGTATCAGGCGCAGTGGACGAGGCCAATGGCTATGTAACCAGTGACGCTGATACAGGGCTATGATCAAGCTAGACGGATGGACAATGGGATTCATTGATGCAACACAGGGTTGGGGGCAATATGCCCCTGACCTTGTGCTGTGTTCTCGCGTATACCGCGAGAAATACACGAAAGGGTACATGGATGGACGATTTCAAGTTAGGCTGCGAAGTATCACCGAAAGAAAGCATAGCCGTTCAGGTGATAGGGCCAGCAGGCGCGGGTATTGAAATTCCTGATACAGGAGGGAGAGGCTACTGGAAGGAGGGAGTCCATGCGATCTGCGTGGACCCTGACAAGTCGCTGTTCTTCATCCAGAGGACTCCTCGAACAGAACCATGCTTGGCAGAAGTAGTAGGAGGACGAGCAGAATGGACAGACAAGTGTGTGGTACAGGAAAGCATTCACGATTACGAAAAGGTTGAGGCTGTCAGCATGGCTCTTGCCTTGGTGAAGACTCATCCGATTCTGTCAACCCCACTTGGCCTGCAATCACTCATTGATGAGCCGGAGCAAATTTCAACTGTTGCCCAGGCGTTGAGAGCATTATTCATATTGGCTCATCACCAGCAGGATCTCATGGAGGAATTCATGCGATCAGCAATGCCTGATTGGCAAGGTGACGATGATGATGGGCCTGTAGACGCTGCGGGGCAACCACTATGAGCGATGGATATTTCGCAGAAGCAAGGCCGAATCTTGGCAGAATTGAACACGACGTAGTGCAGGTGGACATCCACAGTAGGCCCGACATGGTTGTGAAAGCAAACATAACTATTGAGGAAGCCAAGAAGCTGGCATCCCAACTGCAAAGCGCAATAGATTTCTTTGAATCGAGGACAACATGAGAGAAAGATTACCAGCAACATATCCAGAGGACGAGCAATACAACATCAGGCAGAAGTGGGGAGACATCAATTGCAGGGAACGGATCTCTGCTGTTTTCAATGAATGCCTGGACGATTACGATGATTCTCCGGATCTGGCATATGGGAGCGAACAAGTGATGATATGCACGGATCTTCTGAGTGATGCATGGAATGAAATGTCGGCCATGCACACTGAAACGGTCAATTGGAGATGCGCATGGGCCAAGCTAGAGGGGCTGCTGAGCAAGCCGGACCTTCTTGGAATCAATGACGGATCAGCAGACGTGATACTGGCGCACATGCGATCAATCAAAGACAAGATGAAGTAGACTGAACAGACATCGAGAGAGATTACCCTCCCAGACCCCTTGTTATTCGCCCAAGGGGGACTCACTGGGGGGGTTTTCTTCTGCGCGGACAACACCTGCACCATCCAAGCAAAACTCAGTCACCTTTACCTGCCACTTCTTTTTTATCTTGCCCCAAGATACAACTTGCAAGCGATTTCCAGCACCAAGCCACACTTCAGCCGTATCAGACTCAAGTATCTTCTTGATGCGGCTGCCGTGATTGCTCCGGCTAGTGGCTTGGACTCCAATGGTAGTAGGCTCACCATCGAGAACACCGACCCCAAGTATGTCGATGATGTTGTATAGGTCATGCCTTCTACGTGCCTGGGGTATCCATCGTTCGACCACTTCACACAAGAGGCCCATGCCTCGCATGTGTTTGAGTGTTCTTTGCGTCGGAGTTACTGCCATTTATCTCACCTTTATCCAATGGTATTTTTCCATAAAGTCATCAATGTTGATGTACCAAACATTTTCTCTATTGTTGAAAGTACCCATAGTTGCAAGCACGCCCCTGTTCTCAAGAATTCGGTTGATTGTCCTGGCATCAATCACGAATAGTTTCGGCATTCTTGGCGCGGCTACCCACTCCTTCGGATCAGGTGCATGATCAAACCCCCCAGACAATACTGGAGGGGAATCTGGCCTGTCCTCATAACGCTTGGCATTCCTGCCATCTGCGCTATTCAAGCCAGCTATCGACCCTCTGATTCTTGACTTGCTTTCGTAGCTCATCTTCACCTATCTCCTGTCTAACTGCATGTCGAAACATGATCGACCACTTGCAGGGATCGTCGCCATCGTGATTGCTCAAGGCCCAGCCATACTTCCTCCTAGCCTCCTTGGCGGCAGGCAGGAGAACATCGAAATCGCAGACCATCAAGAGATCAAGAGTGTGTTGGTGGGACTGCCTGATTAGCTCCTCATCGACATCGCCATCATCCACAGACTCCCACGGCTGTTTGGCTGAATCACTCAACTGATCACGGACTAGCCTGTAACTCGCCTTTATGTCAGCCAGCCGGGGAGTCTTCCACCCCTTGCCTGCATAGTTATCTTTCATGGCATCACGCAAAGTTTCCTGATGGAGGGGGGATAACTCCTTCTCCCATACGGCCAACTGCTCATCCGTGAGATCAGCATTAGGCCATAGGCCCTCCATAAGCTCTACAGTGATCTTCCACTCAGCGTAATTCTTGTTTAGAAAACCCATCTATTCTCCTCCTTTCAATTTTGAGAAACTGCTTTTGCTCCCCTCAACATCCCCTGAATTCCACTCCTCCGGATCAAGCTCGTGCCTGCCCTCCCCAAAGAAATTAGCTGCCCTACACCTGTATTTCCTGTCTTTAGCAGCAGGGGACTTCAGATAAGCCTCAGAGGCCTCCACTAGCTCAGATGATGTCGGACCCTCTGGAATCGACAGGATCGCCCATATGGCCTCTGTGGCCCTCCTGGGGGATCCTACGGAATTGTGGGCCTTCCATACCTTCAAGACATCCTGAACCCCCTTGTCGTGGCTTGCCATGTAATATTCAGAATCAGAAATTGGCAAACTAGTTTTATGGGGTACGGGATCGGTACGGGGACGGGTACGGGATCGGTCTGGACCAGAGGTGGAGCCAGCATCCTTCGGAGTGCTGGTAGTTGCTGGATTTTTAGGCTTGAAACGGCCATTCGCCGCCCTGGGCTTTCCCTGAGATTCAGACCTTGCCCTGTTCCTGCGGCTCTTGGTAGTGCGTCCGTCGCCAGTGTACCGATCAAGATTCGGCAGGCGGAAACCGCTTCCCGGAAGTTCAATCCAGCCAACAGACGCAAGAGCATCAATCAAACCTGAAACGCCAATAATGTTTTCCAGCAGTTTTGGAGAATGCATGGAATGACCATCATCTGTGTGCTGGTCCGCCCAAATCCAGACTCTAACGAGAATGCCGATGGTTGCGTTGACATCCAGATTCAAGTAAGAGGCAATCGCATGGACCTCTGGCTTGTTGATTAGCTCATGACATATCCTGATATCAGGCATCGACAATTCCCCCGACTACCCAGACAATCGCATTCCTGCCACTGCGAGTCTTTCGCCTCTCTCCGCTATCAAACACCTTGCCCTCCTGCTGCAATTCCTTTCGGCGTGGACGCTGGGTGTTCGGCTCAATACCTGTGCCTTCCTGCATCTCCTCATCGGTTGCGCCCTCCCATCCCCTTTCGTCTAGCCATTGAAACAATCGGATGCGCAGGCTGGAAAGCCCACGCATCCGATGTGCTGCTTCGACTGACGTATCAGGCGAAGACGAGGAGAAAAGTCCTACTTCTAGTCTTCCATTAGCATCCTTGCTCATGGCGTGCCTCCATTTCTGGAGCGTGTTCTAACACAGCAAGAACACTGCGTCAACTAGAACGGGATGTCATCCTCCCCAACAGCAGCAGAAGTGTTAGCAGCACCACTCGAAGGAGGACTGGACGAGTCTGCGCTTTTCACTTCTGAAACAGGATTCTTGAGCGTGATCTTTTTCAAATCATTGTATTCACGATCCCTCTCTTCAACGTATCTAGTGTCAACCTTGACAATAACTTCTTGGCCTTCACTGTCACACGCAACAGCATCAATCTTGTCTTCGCATTTCAACTGCTCAACAAGAGACTTGTATTGCTTTCCACCTTGAAACACGTTCAGCCACAGCCTTTCTTCAGGGCTTATGTCAACCTTCAAGGCCAAATACTCATTGTCGTTCTTGTCCGTGGCAATGTCGGCAAAACGAATCTTTCCTTCATACTCTCCGGCGGGTTTGCATACGATCTCTGGCATTGTCAATCCTCCTTATTGGAATTGTTTTCTTTTCTCAAGTGGTCAATCAAGCGTTGAGCAACAGTGGTATTTATCCCTCGCAATGGCTTTCCATATCTGGTTCTACACTGGGATTCTATTTTTTCCATTCTTGCTGCATCGCCCTGGCAAAGCTCTTTCACTGTATTCAACTGGGCGGGGGTAATGTCATGGGCTGCTGCTGAAGCCTCACCTCCCTTGTCATTGTCAACCTCCAACTGATTGGCTTCAATTCTTGGAATCATCAAGACATCACGCAGCATGTAATTCCATGAAGTAGAGCAAGTCGCATTGTAGCCCTTGGTCAATGTTCGGTCGTTCTCAATGGGAACTGTTCTTGTGTAATACTTCTTTTCATCAGTTTCAACATGAGTCAAAGACCAGATCTCCCTGACCAATGGAATATTGCGCTCCACAATGTCTAGCGTGCTGGTGATTGTTTCAAGAGACTCTGGCTCAAGAATCAAATCATTATTCAACAGAACATCATTGCAATGCTGAATTGATGCTTCATGGCCAGCGAAGGCATACGACCCCCCCCTGCCCATATTGGCCTTCTGGTCTTTTACAAGAGGGCCAATTTCTTTTCTGGCCTTCAGCAAAGCCTTCATAAGGCTAGAAGTCTTCGGGGCAGAAGTCTTCTTGCTCACTTTCTTCTTTGGCGTTTCATTAGCAACAGTCACAATACGACCTCCTTATAGGCCCATTCGGGCAAATCCAAAATTGGGGTTTGGCTTGGGTACTCCACCCAATCCCCAGACACGGAACTCCATTTAGTCCATGCATCAATCATCCTGTCAACCAGCCTGTTTCCCGCATCCATGAAACGGAACGACGGCTGAAAGCATTGTACCAGATGCGGAGGACTTTGCATTACCACGATTATCCTTGTGTTCCCCAGATTGCTGCGCCCTACCATTTCTAGGCCCTTGTTATAAAAGGCCACTTGTCCGTGGTACTTGAAATTGTAGGCCCTTCGTGAAAACCCATCCCAGTCTTCAGCAGTAGTAGTCTTCAACTCAACAAAACCGCCATCTAGTCTTAGCCAGTCAATCAATCCTCGACACAACACAGGATGCCTATCGTCGGTCCATTCAACTGCACACTGCCCCTCTCCGGGGCCTCCCAGAATCTCACCTGCCTCTGGATGCATGTTGATCGCATCGGTAATTCTTCTGGCTGAATCGTAGTCATCCTGAGTAATAGCTGTCAAACCCTGAAGCTCTATCTCATTCTTCCACAACTTGGAATCCAAAGTCCTGTATGACGAATACTCGCCTGGACGAATAGCAAACTGCGAATCAAACAAATCAGATTGAGTGACTAAGCAATCTACAAGGGCGCCTAGAATCATTGCCTGAGTAACCGGAGCCGGGTTTTTGATTTTGTGTTTAGCTAATGCGGGAACATCCATATCCTTCAGCTTGGACCAATTAATTCCATCTGAAGAATCGTATTCTTCCCTTGTACAATTGAACGATATCTTTGGCTGTGTTTTTTCCATGAAGCCAGTATATCAATTTGCACATGCATTACAACTAGGATACGGATGCATCAACTATCTGTATTGCACGAATAACACCCTTTGGCAAATTCAAAACGCCGGAAGTATCTGGCCCCCAAGTACTTGCCAAAGAAAGCATTTCGTCATTATTTTCTATGATAAAGCCAACTGTCCTGATTATTGAAAAAGGCTTTTTAGAGTCTTTCCTAGCCGTTTTACTATCAACCCAGCCCGGTGAAGTTCTATCTTCAACGTCTACCCATTCAACGATAGCTACTTTATCAGGTTCCCACATTAAACCTCTCTCCATTCGTCGTAAGTGCGAAAAACGTCCAACTCTGCTTCCCAGCAGCGTTTTGCCCTTGGAGACTTCAATAACTGCGCCCTCCCCGCAACTAATCCCTGTCCCCATCTGCTCTTATCCTCCTTAGCCATCCAATCTGGGTTCATATGCCTCATGCACCCCGGACAGGCTCGCCACCAATTTAAATTCCAACTAGAACCAGCCACAACTCTTTCAATGCCATTGCTTGGCCTATGTGTATGGCCATGACAATAAAGCCCCCACTCTCTAGCCAAAAAGGTTGATTCTTTTTTCAAACCACTTGCACTACTACTTACACCGTGGAAAAAGGTTACCTGACCAATTCTAAACACACCCTTATGCCTACAATACTCATATTTCTTAACGGGGAATTCCCAATGCTCCATCATTTCACGCTGATGCTTTCGGTAATGCATAGCAGTTTTGATTCGATCATCTATTTTGGGAGATTCCAATCTCGCCTCATGATTGCCTGGGAGAAAAATACGCCTAGACTTAGGCGAGGCCTTCCTCATTTCAACAAGCAAATTGTTGTGAACCTCATATTCTTCTAATGCATCCAATGGTTCTTGGCTTGGATGAGAAGAAGCCCAGGCCATTTCCATCCCATCTCCCATATGCACTAAAACATCAGGTTTCCTTTTAGCAATCTGCTCAGTCAACCAAGCCATTGCTTCTGGATCATGCAAAGGAGCATGAACACAACTAAAGCACAAGAATGAAACGTCTTTCAAATTCAATCTCCAGATTATTCTGGTAATTCAAGCAATCCAGCCCTGTCAACCTCATCCACATAATCCCAAAAGCCTTCTGCAATTCTTGTTTCCCAATATAATTGAGCTTTATCATACATTCTTTCTTGCTCAGGGGTAATTTGAGACATATAAGCTTGTTTTTGCTCATCATTCAAAGCACCCAAAGGATGAAGATACTTAATAGATTGATTTCTAGCCGCAACCATATCTTCGCCGCTTTCAAAGGTCATTGCATAATCCAAAAAGGCTGTTGCAAATTCATGTTTATCTTCATACCATTGAGCTTCTCTCATTCTTCGCAAAGCGTCAGGTCTTGCACCTGATTGATTAATTGAATGAGTTCTAGTAATGCCATTTTCATCCATCCATTCGCTAACTTCATTTCTAGTAAGTTGATAAGCGGCTCTATTAGGCTCAATCGCATTAGCCATTCTCTTGGTCCATTGATCTTTAAAAGATCTATCTGGAGCATCCATAATCCATCTGCTTGCAGATTCCAGAGACCAAATCTTGGCCATAGCATGAATTCTTTGCTCTGGAGTCATAACTTTGCCTTCAAAGACATTTGGGAAAGTATCAATTCCAGCGGCAGCAAGAGGCATTTTCCATGCCGGGCCTACCATATCCCAATAGTTTTGAAAAGTCTGTTTTGCAGATTTTTGAACCTCTTTTTGGAATTCAATATCTTCTCCTCTTAGATATTTTTCAGCTGTCCAGGCTGCTGAACCCAAACCAATAGTTTCATAAAAATCTTGAATGGTTCCAGTCCTATTGAAGTAAAGAGCATTTCCTTCTTCATCCCTGCCCAATATTACATAATTCCCACGCTTTACATGCTCTGGAACATCATCAATCAAATCTGCATGGTATTCCTCATTCCACCAATAATGCAATAGTTCTTCAGCAAGCAGAACTCCAGCAACACCAGCCAATGCTCCAAGCAAGCTCCTGCCAATGCCGGCAGCAGCAGGAATGGGAGTGTATTTAAGCAAAGGCATCTTATTCATGAAATCATAAGTCATTCTTCCTTTTGCTATAGCCATCAAGAATTTGTTATGAATTGCTTTCGCATATGCTTTCATATTACTTTCTCTAAATGACCAGAAAGGAATAAGAGATTGCCGTCCGTGCTGTCCAAGCTGACTAATATCTCCATAAGCACCAAGAAGATCATCAGACATCTTGAATGCTTTATCTTCATTTTTTTCAATAGCACGAATTTCTTTTCGACCAGATGCGCCTAGTCGAGTTATGTTTCCGTTGTTTTTCCTAGCATGTTTAAGGTAATAGGTGTATGCCGAAAATCTCATAAGGGCTTCACGGAATTCGGTAAACTTAGTAACCGTATTCCAATAGATTCTAAATGGCATAGTCGGAACACCCTTGGTAAAGTCCCAAGCACCACGGTTCCTTAATGCCTTAAGTTTCTTAAGATTGGTTTTGTTAGCAAGATTTTGCAATTCAATTCTACTAGGCAAAGATCTTAATCCACCCTTTTTCTTCCAATAAGCAGCATCAGCACTAGCTTTTTCGGGATTCAAAAACAACAAAGTTAATTGCCAAGCAGCTTCCGGCAAATTCATCATAACGCCGGGTTCAATGATTGCAACTTTACCAACTTCAGTCATATTTCTAATATTGTAAGAAGCTGCAGCGATAGGATTCAAAAGAGTCCATCGCCTCCAAGCACTTGTAACTTTATCAAGGCCTCGTATGATTATTGAACGAGTGTCTTTATCAGATCTTGCTTTGGCTTTTCTTGCTTCAGTATCTAGCTGCTTGACAATTCTTTCTGGCAAAACTTCAGGATCATACTGCTTGCCCTGGGCCATTACTTCTTGCAAAGCATTGGCGGGAATAGACATTTCTTTCTGCTCAAGTAGTTCATATGCAATTTGATCACTAAGAGCAAACGCTTTATACATAGGAGCAAGTTCGTCACGAAGCCTATATTCGGTATAGCCTTCAGGAATCAAATCTCTCCATGTGACATACTCTCCTCGACTTCTTGCGCCCTGAGCAATAGCAGCACGTTTCTCAGCAGTACCCTTGAAAATTGTTGCAGCACCCAATTTTGCCAATTCATGAGTAGATTCCGTACCAACTTCAATATCGCTTTGCTTCATAATCCAACTCATATATTGGTAAAGCAATGGCATTTCTTTTTCCCCAAGAGAAAGAGAGCTAAGAGTAAATTCTTCCATATCTCCCTCTTGAATTGATTTCATTTTTGCTTGAATGGCCGCATCTTCCAAGACTTCAAACCATTCAAAAGGAGCTTTAGGCGCATCCCCTGTGGCAAGAGCATTAATAATAGTGCTAAAACCAATGGCAGTCTTCCTTCCCACCCGACCCAGGAATGTGTCTATCATATCTGGAGTAGGATTTTCGTTAGGAGCCAACCCAAAATCAGCAGCAACAGCAGCTTGAATATTCATCTGAGTAGCTTGCTTTTTAAGAGTTTCAATAATGCCTTCTTTCTTTCTGATTTCTCCAATGATTCTCATTGTTTCAATATCAGTAAGAACCTGCTGAAGAACAGAAAACTCAGCTTGATGATAGTTTGCATTAATAGCTTCTTCAGATCCAGTTCTTTGCCTCAAATACCCTCTTTGAGTAGGCATTGACAAAGGCTTGGCATCTGCAAAAGATTTAGACTTTTTATTAGCATGCTTCAAAACCATATGAGGGAAGTAGTCTTTTCTTGTTAGCTTGCTATCTGCTGATTTCCATCCTGCTTCTTTTGCCTGATGAATATAAGAGTCACGAACAACACCCCAAGCATAATTCCTGTATTTGATGGCTGCCTTAATCGATTCATTGCCAGCAACATATTCATTTACAGTAGATGACCATTGAGTAAGTTCTTCTTCTGTTACACCCCAAGGAAGTCCGATTTCAGGATCTTCTTCCCTCATTGCAATAAAGTCATCAATAATTACTTTCTGAGTAAAGATTTGATAATCTTTATTATTCATCATTTTCGCAGTTCTAACAATAATATCAATCGCCTCGTCTACTGATTTGGCTCTTGATTGGCTTAGATCTCTAAGAAGATTCCTGATTTCTCCATAACGACCCTGTGGCAAATGTTCAAAATTGCCTCTAGTAATTAATCGTTTAACAAACTCAGATCCCATTTTGATTGAATCAATAACGGTTCTGGTTTTACCTACGCCCTGGCCTGACCTTTTATATTCATCTCGGAACCTTTCAGGAACCATATTTATCGGAGAACGATTTCCAACAGATGGCTTTCTATCATCTCCAACCATGTCAACCGCACTTCTAACAGGATCAGTAACCTCGCCTCTAGGCCCAATTACAGAACCCGGCTTGCCAGTTGCCCCCATAGCATCGAATGGCCGAGGATGCAGCAATGCAGAAACACTAGCAGCACCACCCCCGCCTCCAGTCATAGGTCTATTATCCACCGAAGACATCACTGTTCCTGTATATGAAACAGGCTTAGTCATGTTATATATTTTTTGCATAGCTCTGAAAGATTCTTGAGGATCTTGAGGAAGATGAGCAATATTCTTTGTCCCTCTTGTCCTATGTGGAAGACCCAGCATATCTCTAGTTCCAGAATCCATTTCACTAGTTGCCGACGCCATTACAACAATAAAATTCTGCTCATCCATTTTTCTGGTACGAATAATGAATCCATTAGCAAAACGGATAAGTTTGGCTGCACCTGACCTGAGATTATCTAAAGCCATCTGAGGATCCAAAATGCCCGCAGGCAAATCGAATGCCTTTCCTGCATCCTCCATTAGCTGGTTTGCTTTAGTTTTATTTACTTCAAGACCAAGAATTTGTTCGCCATCATTGGTGACAGCTCTTCTAATTTTAAAATTCTTCCTGTCAAACCTAGTCCAATGCTGAAGCAAAGCACCAGTAACAATGTAATGAGAATCCATTTGAGTTCCAGGTTCCTGAGAATCAAACATATTCTTGGCTTCTGCTTCATCTAGCCTTCTGAATTTTTCAGGATTATCAATACTAGCTGCGACAATTTTTCTGCGTTGAGATAAAACAAGAGGGCCTTGCAAAATGTACTGATCTTGATATCTACCGCCTACAATTTCAGTCTTTTTATTGACTATCATATATGGCGTATTATTTTGAAGATCAAGAACAGCACCAAACCTAGTTTTACGGTACTCCCTAAGAACAGGCTCAGATTCAACTTCCAACTTAACCATACGAAGATCTGACCCTTTGTCTTCCTGGCTGATAATAATGTCATCAGTTTTGACAATAGAAATACCGGGAATTTCCTGCATTCCTACATCCAAAGTTCCTTCTTCTCTTTGTTTCTGGTCAATAAGTTCCCAGTTTTGATTGAATTCCTCCATAATCATATCCTGTCTTTCAGGAGGAAGCATCATTACCCTATTCATAAATTGGCCAACATTAGGAAGAGCCTTTTTAAGATCTCCCTCTGGAGTTGTAATCTTCAACCCCATGTTGTTTTCCAAATAATCTATATCAAACGGAGGAACTTTGTTGTTATGAATATCTTTAAACAACTGTTGCAGAGCGGCCCTTCCGTTATCAGAATCCAAATTGGATCTTGCATCAAATACAGATCCACCACTTGCAGACCTAGAACCACGGGTCAAAGCACCCATTTGCTCCAGCTTTTTAATAATTGCTGAAGTAAAACGCTTTTCCCCTTCGACATTTGTATTTACCACTTTGACAATAGGCGCGCTAGTCTGATTAGACCTGTGCGTTCTACCCAATGCCTGGACTGTTGTATCGGCTCTCCAGTCGGGCTGGAACATATAATGAACACGCCTACGCTGGTTAGCAAAACTTTTTTCAGCAGAATAAGTTTTGCCTGTTGCTCCTGCATTAGAAAAAACTAGTGCATAAACCTGACCTGAAGTAAATCTTTTCTCTTCGACTTCATTAGCTTTAGAGCCTCTCTTTTGAAGCCTTGCAACTCCTTCTTCATCAAAGACTCTTCTTTCTGTTCTGCCTGTAATTTCAGCTATGCCATCTTCACCAAACTCTTGAATAATATAATCGAGAGCATTCTGTGGGAAAGACATATCCGCTATTTCAGACATTAGCATGTCTCTTCTTCTTAAAGCAGAAGGATCAACAACAGGATTTCCGCTAGAATCTTCGACCTTTCTAACTATTTCCCTTCCATCTTGATCTTCAACTACTTCCATTCGATGGATGGGGAAAGACTTTTCAACGTAGTCCATGAAAATATCTTTCATAGACATTTCAAGATCAGTTTCTTCTAATCCAGCTTCCTTGGCAGCAAGTCTCTTAGATTTAGCCTGAGATTCTCCAGTATTTGTAAGCTGAATTACAACAGCATTACCATTTTCTAATTCCCGCTTGGCATCAGCTACCAAAGCCGGAGCTTTAAGCCCATTGATAAATTGCTGGAAAAACCTCAAAGTTGTTCCATAAAAAGTGGAAGCAACATTTCCCCTGGCCTTAGAAAGATTTTTATCACCTACCTGATCTCTAAGCACATCCTCCATCACACTCATTACCTTGCCCCATTGATCAGAAATATTGGTATACATTTCCTCTTCTTGTGGAGTCAAGTTATGAACGATAGGATCTCGGACTTCAACGTCTTGCATTGAAATTGTTCTTGCCAAATAAAGGCCTCTAGCCTTAAGGTCTTGAGCAACAATTTCTAGTCCAGACATACCAGCAGCAGTAATATTGTCAAAGAATTGTGACATATTTGCAAACTGAGTTCCTGTTCCCCACAAACCCATTCTTGCGCCAGCATAAGCAAGATTGTTTAAGGTAGTAGCCCCTGTAGCGGAAAGATATGTAACCCTAGCATTTTCAAATCTATTGGTAAACGAAACTCCAGCAATACCCTGTTTTGATGCCTTGATAGCACCCCTTGCGCCTTTGGTTTCTGTAGCATTCCCCATCATGTGAGATTCGTCAAACAGGATTGGTCCATCAAAATCAATTACTGGTTTCCCCGTGCCTGCTTCGATTTCCAACCAGCGATAAACCTGAGATAGTCTTGGGGATGTTTTTTTCGCATCATCCCAAGCCCGGCCCATAATTCCATAAGTCATTACAACAACACCTTCAAAATCAGAAGGTATTTGATCATCTTTTTTGGTTTCACTAATTGAAAGAACCTTGACATTAGGATCAAGTTCTTCAAAAAGATCTTTAAAATCTTTTACAAGGCTTTCGTTTTTAGTAACTAGTACAGATTTCTTTCTTCCTTTGTAAAAGTTGTCTAGAATAATTCCAGCAACAATTCTACTTTTACCTACACCAGTACCATCTCCACAGAAAAATCCTTGTCGAGTACCATTGGGAAAAACAGTTTCATGGGCGGCAGAAGCGAGAGCAACAGCTTCTATTTGAACATCAGAAATACTTCCGTCTTTAACAATTTTATTTGGCACTTTAACATCGGCCTCAACAGGAGGAGGAGCAATAGCCGACATTGCTTTGCTTTCTACAAGCGTACCAGGATGCTGCTTTGAATCCTTAACTTCTACATTAGGCTTATATACACGAAATGCCCCTTGATCATCTTTCAAAGCAGCTTCTCTATTAGCATATAACGTGTCAATTCTGGATCTTACTGATGTAGCATCCGGCTTATTTGCATTTGGAGCAGTAGAAATATCTAGAGGTTGCTCTCCAGATGGCTCAGTAGAAACTGGCTCGCCTCGTCCGGCGGCAGGCTGTTCAACTCCTTCAGCAGGAACTTGCGCTCCTCCCTCGGGAATAGCTTTTTCTGGAGCCGGCTCTGGTCTTGCTTGTCCTGGTATTCCCTCAGTAGGTTCTGCAACAACCCCAACTCCCCTTCCCTCCCCGGTGATGCTTGCAGGTTCTCCAGCCCCCAATTCGCCAGTTTGAGGCTCGACAATACCTGCGTCTGGCTGGACTCTTCCTTCCGGTCTAGCTTGTCCAGATGGTTCCGGCACTGCCTCTCCAGTGGGTCGTCCCACCACTTCGGCAGATTCAGTTTGGGTTTCGATAGTTTTTTCGGCACCTAATTGCTCCCTTTTCAATGGATTATCAGATTTAACTTGCAATGGATTTGATTTAAACGGAAAATTGCCTATAGATTCCCATTGTGGTACGGTCATTTTATTGATTGGAATATCTTCCAATTTTTGACCCGTAGCAACTTTGTCAATAACCATTACATTGGTATTGAACTTTGTTCCCATACTGGAATACGCTTTGCCAGGAATCTGAAAAATTGACTTAATCGTTGCATTTTCCAACGTCTTTTCAAACCATTCTTTATGGGCTTTAGATGTTGGAAGCATTCCACCACTTCCTCGCATTCCGCCCCCGACAATGGCAACTACTCGTCCACCATCCTGAACGGCATTCAAAGCAGCAGTAACATGCCTGCCTCCTGTATGAATGTCCCTTTTAGTGCTTTTGTCTCCCCGTCTAGAAAACGGAGGATTCATTACAACAACACTAGGCTTTTCCGAACCCATAACTTTTTCCAGCAAAGCATCAATATGCTCTGCATCTTCTTTAGTTACAGACTTAAGAGATGCCCTAAATTCAGGCGTAGAAATTTCTCCGCCAATAAAATCTTCAATTAACTTTGCACGGGCAGGGTCAATTTCATTAGCGTAAACACTAATTTCACCAGGCGCCTTAGATATTGCAGCAGAAACCAAAGCACCTGTGCCAGCACTTGGCTCAAGAACAATATCTCCAGGACTAATAAGTGATAAATCTGCTACAAAATTAGCAAGTTTGGGAGGCGTACTAAACTGCTGAAACGCAATCTGTTCTTCTGATCTTGCTGTTTGCGGATCAATACTGTCAGCAGCTTCTGGTCTTTGCTCTTGAAAATAAACACGATTCTGATGAGCTTCAACAATGTCAGAAGCTTCTCTGGGCTTGTAATCCTCACCCATAGTCTCTCTAGCCCATTGCCTAATATCTTTTTGCGAAACATCAGAATCTTTAATCGCCTCACGAACTCGACCAGCCAATGGATAAGACAAGTCTATAACTGATTGCAGAGATTTTTCTGCTTCTACTTCATCTATTTGCTTTTGTTTTTCAGCTTCTTTTTCAGCATGCCATTTTTGTAAAAATTCCCTACCTTCTCTAACCGCGGTTACTATGTCATGCTCAGTTTTTTCCCCATACGGCTTGTCAATTACCTCTTGCCTCTCCTCTTCAGTAATTGGCCTCTTGTCTTCTTCAAAGTATTTTTCATTTTCTGCTTTTTCCAAAGCTTTACGCTCAATGCGCCTGACTCGATTAACTGCATTTTCAAGATAAGCTTGTTCAATCAATTCTTCCCGAGAAAAATCTGTTCTGTCAGGATTTAATTTTTCCAAATTAAATTGTGCGCCTTCAAGATCGCCTTCTTCTAGCTCTTCTTTTCTTGCTTCCTCTATAAATTTATCAAGATTAGCTCTTGCTTTACTAGACTCTTGAATAAATTCTTTTGCAAATTTATCTCCCAATTTATCAGCGCGTTCTGCAATCTCGCTGTCTCTAAAATCCAAAGCCGCTCCCGGAATTGATTCTGAAAGAGGGCGGAATTTATAAGAAGATTGAGCCGTTGGCTCTGCCACAGGCTCCGCCATATCCGATTGCTTGCGGTTTATTTCTTCACGGGATGTGATTGTATTCGTATCTGTATCAATCATAGCACCGGGGAAAAGATCACTTGGTATATATCTTTCTTGTGGTGCTGCGGGATCTGGATCTTGCTTGGCTTGTTCCACCTCACTTTCTTTTCTGGCTTTATCAACAGCATCAACGTCAAGACCCATATTCCTAGCAATTTCTTTGGTGATATCAGCTTCGGTAATATCTGCTTCTGAAGCAAATTGACCACTATGAAGCAAAGATTCAATAGCATCTTCTTTAGCAGAAGTGCTTTCTACAGGAGTCTTTGTTTCAGCAAGAGGTTCGCTAACAGCACTAGGCGGAGCAGGTGGTTTTGCAGATTCGGTTTTAGGAGCCGGAACAACATCGGGTTTGGAAGCAGGAACAGCTTCAGGTTTAACAATTGGAGCAGCTTCTTCGGGAGTAACAACAACCTTTGCATCCTGGACTTCAGGCTCAGTCTTATCTTTTTGGGGCTGTTCAGCAACACTATCTTCTCTTCTGCGTCCACCTACCCACGTTCGCTGACGAGGAGGAGGCGCAGGTTCAAGACCAACAACTTGCTCGGTTGCTCTTGCTGCTTCAGCCGCTTGTTCTTTAAGACTAGTTTTTGCTCCCCCTGGTTGAGTTCTGGGAGCAATAGTTATAAGGCGATCTGCTTGCAACCAAACATCAAGGTTAACTGTTGCCGGAATTTTAAAGTGTTCAGCAAGCTGTTCCGAAGTAAGTCCTGTAAGACCTTCCTTCTTCCTGTATGCATTAACTTCTCTTAGGAATCTTCCAGAATATTGCGCCCACTTAATTGCAGCATCGTATTCAAGCTGCAATTCTTTAAGTTCCCTTCGAGACATCTTTGACGGATCTTTCCCGCCAAGAAAGTTTTGGTCTCTAGGTCCAGGTCTAGACGTTAGAATTTCTATAGCACGCTTTGTATCAATTTCTACACGGCCAGTTTTGAATGTCCTACCTCTAAAACCCAAAGACAAAAGTGATAGCATTGCAAGATTTTGGACTTCCTGATCCCATGTGCCAATTAATTCATGGCCTTCCATATAACCAAGCTGCTGCAATCCCGCTTCAACACCTTTAAGGCTGACATAACCAGTAGCTCCACCAACAGCGGATGCAGGAATAGTAGATAGAATATGGGCTTGAGCGGCTTTATCTCCTGCTCTTACAGCATCAGCATAAGCCTTAGATCCTCTTCGCACACCAGTTCCAACAATATAAGAACCGGGAACAGCGAAACCAATAAACTCTCCACTAGCCACTTGGTTAGGATGCAGATCTCTAGATGTGGCAAACTTTTCAGCAAGTTCAGAATGTTGCTCTGCAAGATCAAGAACCTCATCCATAGTCCAACTAGCTACCATAGAAGCAACTACACCACCAGCAGTCGTGCCAACATGCTCTACAAATGGGCCAATAAGAGGTATGCGGCCTACAAGTGGACGCAAAGCTTTTCCAGTAAGTTTTGCTCCAAGAGGAAATGCAGCAAAGGAAGTTGCCCCTTTAGAAATACCCCATGTATATGCAAAACCTGGAACAGCTTGAATGATTTTCAATTCTTCTTCAGTGAAATTGGTATTTTGAAACGCTTCCCAATCAGCAGCATCTGAAAGAAGCTCCTCAGCATCTTCAGGAGACATGACCTCATCTTGAACAGCAAGCCTGACCGCTGATTCAAATCTATTAGGATCTATTTGTATTTCAGGTCCATGCATTCGATAAGGCTTATCGCCTTCATCAAAAAGATATGGCTGCATTTCTTTAATTTGAACAATTCTTTCCAAAGGCCACAATGGACTATCGGAAAAATCTTGGCCCAAACCAATAGAGTTTTCCCATTCAAGTGCAGCAGCATCCATTTCTTCAGTAGAAAGATTTCCAAGCCTTGCGTTTACATACCTCTCTGCCCTTTTACGTTCTTCTACTCCAGCAAAATTGGAGTACAAATCGTTAATTCGGTATTGGGAATAAAGCCTTGGATTTTTATATGGATCAGATCCGCCAGTTTCATTAAACCATTTCTTCGATGAATCGGGAGAAAACAAATCTTCAGCTTCGTACTTTACTGACCATTGGGCATGAGCAGAAGTATCCGTACCGCCAAACAGAACATCAGACAACGAGCCAACAGACTCCTCCGAAGACTTGCCTTTAGCATAAGAAAAACCTCGAGAATAAACATCGGCCAAAATCTGATTAGAATCTCTTGTAATAGACGGACTTTCTTGAGTGTCTACAAGAGTTTCATTTTGGCTTGAAACGATTTGTTCTTTAGGATCTTCTTCTTTAAAGATATCGAAGAAATCATTAACGCTACTGGTTGTCACTATTGTTCTCCGGGGTATAAATGCCCAATTCAACAAGATGTGCCATCAGGCCTTCTTTAGTAAGCTGGCCCGTTTGCAATGCCTGAATCAATTTATGAGTAATTTCTTTGGCTGTAGTACCAGGAGGCATTGATGGATGTACAGCAAGCTGCTCAATCATATTGTCATCAACAAACGGAACAACGCTTTTGAGAGCGTTAGTCATTTGTATCGTTTCGGAATCTGGACTTGCAGTACCAGCAGTTGCCAATCCTGATGGTTCTGCAAATTGATCTATAGTCCATTGTGCTACATCTCTAATTGTTTGACCTATGCCTAAACCAGCGTCTTTTGCCTTTTCCAAAGCACCACTTTCATCTGTAGGTTTAGTTGATTCTGGAGATTTTTTAGATCCAACAGACATTGCCTGTTCCTCTGTTATTCCAGCGCCAGTCGAATGCATAGCTGTAATTGCATCCATAGCTTCAATCCATTCTGGACTACCTAACTGAGTTGGATCTCCGGCAATGGTCCTGGCTTTTTCATACAAGGAAACAGAAGATTCTCCTTGTCCCATGCCAATCTCTGTATGGTCTTCAACAGATGACTGTGAAGCCTTAATTGCTTTTCCTGAAGCAGATTGCCATCTATTCATCCAATAAGATTTAGGAGGAACATTTTCCCAATAAGCCCCATGAGCAACTAATTGGATTTGCTCATAAAAGGAATCAAAATCATCTGTGTCCGAAGGCGCGAATTCAGAATTTGAGGTAAATTTATTCCAAGCACTATCTGGATTACTGTCACCCGAAACAGAAGTAGCTGCCAATCTTTCAATTCCAGAAAGTACGCTTTCAGAAGCAGGGCTGCTATTAGCGAATCTATTCAAATCCTGATTGCCCATATAAGATCTATGCTGAATATTCTTTCTCATAGATGTGGCAACCATTTGCTGATTAAGCGTATTAATTCTATCTTGAAGTTCTGAAATAGTATTTGCTTTATTAACGCGCCCTTCCCGAGTAAATGGCGTAACTTTATGCAATTCTTCTAATTGTGCATTTAAGGCTTTAAGCTGGTCTCCCTGAAGTTCTAAAGAAGAATCATGTTGAGAATCAATTTGAGAAGTCCTTCTCCCAATAGCATCATTTTCAAATGCACCTATATTTTTAAGGTCTTTATGTATATTGTCAAGAAATTTGCCATCGCCATGCGCAACCACTTGAACCATTCGATCATATTGCTCAGGAGTAATAACTCCATTTGACAAAAGTAAATTCAACCTTTCAATGTTTCCGGCGGCAGCAGCCAGATTTCCCTGTTCAGTCTGGAAACGAGCCATTTCACGAAGAGTTTCTGAATCGTTCCATTTTGCAGCAGCACGAATGCGATCATCTTGGATAGCAACAAGACCCATGATTTCTTTAAGACCGCCTGGACCCATAAAACTCCATCGACCATCTTTATTCTGGACGGGGTTAAGTCCTTGCCCTGTAGGATCCCGGTATACCCTAAATCCTTGAGGAAACATTCCTATTTGAGTGCTTCCCGGCTGAGTTACTCCTGATCCCTGGGGCATCTGGAATCCACCAGCATTTGACGGAAAAGACATTGGCGCACCAGATTGAGAAACAGTTTGGCCTTGAGATTGAGATTTTTGTTCAGCCCGAGATTGGCCCCTATCTTTAACGTCTTGCCTATTTTTAGCTTGAGTATCTTCTTTAGAACTCGAATCCTTTTTTCCCGTCAATGAAATGCCCAAAGCATTAGCCATTTCAGAAACAGTCATTTGCTGATCCGAATCATCCTTTTCTTCTCCAGCCATTTTCTTTTTAGGCGTATCCTTTTTCTTTGGTGCATCACCCTCCCCCTCGCCGGATTTATCCGATTTAGAAGTATCACCAAAGTCTGCAATAGCAACACCAGATTTAGCCGCTTCTTCGCCATAGGCCTCAGCAAGAGTACTCATAGCTCCTAAAGTAGCCTTACCCTTCGCAACCATTCTTCGTTCTTGCGCCCATTCGCCCAACGCGCCACCATAAAGCACATCTTCAAACAGCTTTCCAGCCGCTGGAGCATAAACTTCTGTAGCCATATTGAACAAAAATTTATCATAGATATTTCTTTGTTCAGTCTGGAAATTTCTACTATCTCTATAAAAGGCTTCATAGTTTGCCTGAGCCTGCTGTTGCTGCTGGCTTCCAGACATAACCATATTGACCAAATCGAATCCACCTGCCATTATAAATCTCCAGTTTTATCAGCTAAACAACCATCCGCCAAGTCCCAATCCGAGGGAGCCAGCAAACATAGGAGCAAATACATCGGTAACTAGTCCGCTTTGGCCGGGACTACTCATCCACTGGTTTTGACCAGGACCAAAGTTTTGACCAAGATACTGCTGACTTTGCCAATTAAATTCAGGAATAGGATTCATCATCGGCTCATAATTAGCAAGAATCTGTTCTTTAAACGAAGTATAAGCACGCTCTGCCTCTTGTTTCCCACGATCAATAGCTGATCTTCCTTGCCTGATAGAAGCCATTCCAGTATTAAGTCCGGTTGTATACTGGCTTTCAGCCTGCGCCGTACTATCTGATTTCCATTGAGCAAGATCTTGATTAGCTTTGTTTTCTTTAGTGTCAATAGCACCTTGCTGCTGATCATAAACAGTAGTTCCCATCATTCCTCGACGGGCCAAACTAACTCGGTTAGTTCCTCTAGCTGTCACTGCAGTTGACGCAATATCTTCTTTTTGGCTATCGTATTCGGATCCAATTCTTGACAAAGCAGTATCTCTTTGCTCTCCAAGCATTGCTTTAAGATCGGCTTCTTGCTGATCAAAATAAGCATATTGATCGTCAAGATAACCCAATTCTCTTTCATAACCCAATTTAGCCTCATCCAGTTGACCAAAAACTTTATCTTGCATATCAGCCATATATTGATACATAGCTTGCTGTTGCTGTTGCTGATACTGTGCAAAAGCATTCTGGCCCCAACCTTGTCCCCAAGGAGTAGTTTGATATTCAGGACTTGCACCAAACAACCATCCACCTAGATCGTCAAAAAAATTACCCATTTCAAGAACTCCTATTCCTTACATTGCCAGCAACAGCTAGTGTTGCCGTAATTGATTCCAAAGACCAGGGCAAAGCAGATTCATTTGTATGAATTTTTACAAATATAGATTGGCCTCTAGCCCTTGTATAATCCCAAAGATTTCTACCAGATCCCCAAGTTTTACTAATTACAGGACTGCTGTGTTTAGCTTCTTCAGCAGTATCGCCAACATATATATCGTAATTAACAGACGGTGAATCTTTATCCAAAACGGAACAAATACGAACCAATTTGGTTTCTGTTACTTCGTCTACAAGCAATGGTCCAATCCAAACATAACTGTCGATTGGAATTTGATCATCATGCAAAGCATTATTATCAAAGGTTCTAAGCCACCCATCCCATCCACCAATTAACATACCTCTACGATCATTATCTTTATCAGGATAAAAATGAGCATAAGAGGGGCCATATCCTGACGGATATTCCTGCTTCCAAAATGCATCTGCTCTTTCATCGTAAAAGTAATGCATTGATTTTGTTCCCAAATCAAACAGAGGGATTAGGAATATGTGTATACCAGTTAGATTAATGTCGTAAACCATATTTACGTCATAAGTTCCAAGAGGCAAATTCAAAAATTCCCTATCGTATTTTCCCATATTGACTTTATTTGTCTGGTCAATATTAAATTCGTTTGGGGTAACTCGATATAAACCATCACTACCAAAGAAATACAAGGTTTTATTTGGGGCGTAACAATAAGAATTTTGTCCAAGAATTCCAATATCCCTAGACAACGCCTGCATAGTAGAACCATCAGCAAAAGGATCGTCTGTTAGAACATATATAGAATCACTGCAACCAAACACAAACTTAGTTCCGTCTTTGGGGAATATGCAAGTAATCGGATCTCCGATTTCAGCTAAACCCGTAGAGTTACCAGAAACAGGATTAGACGGATCTCCATCACCATCGTTGTCACCTGTATTCCACCTATATGGATCTGCTGTCGCACTCATCCACCAGTTGTTTGGCTCGTCATCTTTACCAGACAAAACAAGTCTGGACATATAAGAACTAATTAATGAAGGTTTAATTGCGTCTCCCTGATTGCCTCCTGGCAACTGAGGACTAGATTCACCTGCATCAATACACATTTGCCACCAATCCTCAACAGTAAAATCGTCAGGATTAACTCTAGACCAATTTTTACCGTCAGCAAAATAGTAATGTCCAAGGAAAGGCTGGCCATCAATACGGTTTCCCGTAGGAGTTTTTGCGTTTTCTGTTACGGTTAGATCTTGAAATACCTTGTTATCTTGAGAAAGGAAAACCGTTGATTCACTATTACCGCTATCGTAATTTCTTCCAAGAGCAACCGTTGTTTTGATAGTATTTCCAGTAGCATCAACACCTTTCCAAGAAATATCAACAAAATAAGGCTCATACCAAGTCCTTAGCCAATCTCCGCCAATTTCTTGTCTAAAAAGAAGTTGAAGCGGCTTTTCGCAACGAACCCAACCAGTAGTTGCAGTATCACTAACAGACGGATTGGTTCCATCTCCTGCAAAGAAGGTTTTACCTGGGCCTCCGTAAAAAGGTCTAAATTGATCTTCTAACCAATGTATGTTTTGATCGTAAGTTTCATTAAAAGTTGAATTCATTTTATCCCAAGTACTTGTTGAAGCATTATCAGGATTTGAATCATAATCAGCATCGGCATAACTAGCGTGATAACTTGTTTTTAACAAACTTGTAGCACATCTTTCAACTATGCCGTATTTCAGAGAAGGCGCAAGATTAATACCACCAGAAGCACTAGCATTTGCTTTAGGAATATATTCCGTCATATCAATATTTTGATTGCTTGCAGCAGGTAATGATGTCATTGCGTCGGAAGAAAAAACCTGATCACCATCATAATTAGACGTATTTACAACTGGATAAGCTGTCTGCTGATCTCTAAAATAAATATGATATTCTTTGCCGCCATGAGTAAATTTCAAATCGTCTCTGTAACTATTAATAGTATCGTATACTTTTTGAAATACTCTATTTCCACTGTGATCATAAAATATAAACCCTAAACTTTTGGGCCAAATTTCATTGGAAACAGTTTGAACTAAACAAGTATGCCTTCTGTCTGTTGCAAGATCATTTCCATTATCAATAGCGCCCACAGAAGTTCCATCTATATCTGTTCTCAAATACTGTTCATTTTGATTGGTCTGAGGATCATACATATTCAATTTGTCAACTTTGGTTCCGGCGATATTCCCATTAAAATCTTTTCCTAGCTTAACAGCTTCCCCATTGACAAATAACTGCAAATATTCCCCATCATAAGAGACATCTATGTTATACATTTTCCGCTCTCGTTTTGGGGTATGGTAAAACAAACCCTCCTTTTCTCTGTCAAATGGACCCTGACGACCATTTGTACCAATCCAGGTTCCGCTAGGCCATTGGATATTATTAGAAAAGCCAATAGGATTTTCATCCATACATTTATTAGTATACCTGTAATAACCACTGCTACTCATCCACGGAAATTTTTCTGAAGAAATATTAAATCTTCTTGCCGCATTTCCGTTAAGAACTTTCCAATGTTCTGTACTAGTACTATTAGCAATTTTATATGGAGTGGTTTTAGTTACAATTAAATTTTGTTCCCATCCAGAACCAGTTTCTCCGCCAGTTGCAATACACCCATCTCCATTCACATTTTCAAAACCAATAAATACAGCCGGGCTTAAATCAGTATTCGAATTAACAACTGATTCATCTGGATTAATTTGCCCTTTTGCAAATACGCAAATACCGTATCTTATAGCTTGCGATGTGTTTCCGCCTTCTTCAAAACAAATATCAACAGCTTTAAAAGCATTACTTCCCTTATCTTCCCATATGTTATCCGTAGCATTCCAAATTCTCATATTATTGAAAAAATTAGGAGAACCCAATCTAACTTTGCCACTTTCTCCCGTACTATCATTTGGGGGAAATTCTTGATTTCCAATAGAATCGGTATCATAATTCCAAACAGTGGAATCAAAAAGGTGCTTCCTGTTTTTGTAAAAACCGGAATTTGGCATAGCAGTATTACTTCTTTCACGCAGAACGTAATCTTCATCCCAAATAACATAATTTACCAATTCACTGCTTTTCCAGTAGAAAGGCTGAATATAATCCCTTTCTGGTTGCCAAGTGGGTACATAAGAAAGTTCGGCACGTCTTTTAGTTTTATCGTTACTTCCCCAATTCTGAGAAACAGTCCATTTGTTTCCAAAAAGACCATATCTTAATCTTTGGCCTGCTGGCTCCTCATCTTCGTCAGTTCCCTCTTGTCCACCCCATTCAGGATCATTTATTTGCCATACGGGACTACATGGAGCAGCGATAGTAAACGAACATGACCAAGGTCTACTAGGCGTAGAATTAAAAGCCACATCATTTTGCTGTTGTGCAAAATACAAATTGCCTTTATAGCAAGACATAGTTGTAGGAATCCAAACTTCATTTCCTGAAGAAGTAGGAGTATCAATATCTATCAATTTCCCGTTGCCAATAAATTTAGTTGGAATATTCCAATCATGTACTTTGCAAACTGTTCCGTGAGCATTAGGAACCAAATTTAAAATAGTAGATTCCATATTCATCCACGAAGAAAATACGTTGTAACCCGGATACAAGCCTTCGTCCCATCCACCCAAAAGTCCTTCTTCTATGAATTCATATCCCTTTTTCCCCCTTAATCCCCGATTAGTTCTATTCCACCACCCAGATTGATAATAAGTTCCATCGGTAATTGCGTATTGCCAAAGAAGAGGCTTCGTAAACATTTGATTATAGTTTTTAATTGAGTCAGCATAATAACCGTCAATAGTTATTTGCCCACCCCCTCCATCAGCTATATAACTTGTATGTTCGTTAAATCCCCACTCTGAAGATCTATCCTGGGTTTTATATTGGTAAACCTTTTGCAAAGTCAGCATTGGAGGAGAAAAAGCTATTCCCGCTGCGTGGCCATCTAGTTCTATACTATAGTGAAGAACTTCAAGATCTTCTTCATCTCTAGGAACTCTGCCATGACCACAAAGATTTTTCTCGAAATCCCTTGCTTGCCAAGGCCTTTCGGCAAAATCTCTGTTTTCATAAGTAATATTCTTAGTATCATCAGGTACAAGAACACCTGTATTTCTTATACTATCAGATCCACCAATAGAATCAGCAGTACCCCAACCGCCGCCACCAGGAGAAAAGAAATCTGCAAATCTTGGATTTTGTGGTACGACTTCTTCTCCACCAGTATTATGTTTTACATTCGGCCAAACACCATTACCCCAATCAGTAGAATTCCCTCCGGGCCAAGCTCTTGTAACTTCCAAAAGTTTTGGCTGCGTCGTTTCAGGGAAACATCTTCCATTAATCAATTTGTCCGAAATTTCCCCATCAAAATTGGGATCTTCAAGAAAACTTGACAACAAAGCTGGACGATTATTCAATCTAAAAGATAAAATGTCTCCAATTCCAGCATCTACTGTTGTTGATACAGCAGATTTATTAAACGTATCAATAAATCTAAAAGAAAGCCCTTGAAGAGTAGTAAGGCTTTTCTTAACAAGCCCTGGCCTTCTTCCTCCACGAAGACGACCTTCTTCTCCATCAAAAGCCAATACGTTCTTAGCGTCAAAGGTTGTATTTTTCATTTGACGGGCATGAGGTCCACCCTGATGAATGCCCTTGCTAGGAAATTCAACTGAAACATTTTTAACTGGTTTCTTTTCTTTAGCCATATTAAGACAATCTATCTTTCGTTTTTAGCCACACAGCACACGGAGCAATTCCAGCAACAGCCTGAATATATCCTTCAGGCTCTAGTTTAATACCATAATCCTCATGATTCCAAACATAGGATTTACCGGGACTAATATTTACTTCATCAAAAAGAACTAATGAACTTGAGGCAGTGTCGTAAAAAAACAATCTAAATATACAATCTTGAGAATTACTAATTGGAGTACAAGCAATTGCTCCAAAAAACTCTCTATAAGCCTTGCCTCTTTTGCCTCTAGGATCTGATTTCAATGTGTTAGAATCACAAGTTCCATCAATAGAAAGCATTTTATAGGCAACTTGATAGTTGCAATGATTATCCGTTGTAAGGCGCGCCATCAAAAGGCTCTCCAATAGTATTGAAAGGCAATCGACCAGATTCAAATCCTCCTTGAACAGAACCGCCAGCAAGAGGACCGTAATCAGGTTGCATCAATCCATCAGTAGCAAGTGCTTGTTGGAATACAGGAGATGCCTCTGCTTCCATAATCAATCTTGTCATATCGCCTTCTTCATATCCCAGGGCAAACGCTCTAACAAGAGAAATCAAAGCAGCTTCAGCAAAAACAGGAATATCAACATATTCAGTAGCATCAGTTTCACTCAAAAGCTCTTTCCACGAAGCTCTATATGCAAGAGTAATGCTTTCAACAGCAGAAGGTGTTGGAGAAAGCTCTAATCTTACTGGAACAAAAGTGGTAGAACTGTAGGTTTCAGGATATGAAACTGCCGCAAGATAATGAGAACCACCGTTAACAGTTGAATTCCTCTGGGCAATTACCTCGGCAAGAGTGGTAAGTTTAATACTATCAGTAAGTCCGTCAGTCATATGCAAATAAAGTATTTCTCCCAAATCATCTGGAAGATTAACATATGACTGACTAGCAGTAGTTTGCAAATCCGGGGAAGCAATTCTTTCCCTGAATTTCCACGGATGGGCAAAGAAATGCCTTCCTGCCTGATTGATAATAGATAATGCAAAGCCGGTAATCTGACTTGCAGGAGTACCGCCAAGAGCATGCTCGACATGAGACATTAAATCTTTAGTAAAAATTGGCATATTAGGTTACCGCAAAAATTCGCACATTTGCAGCCGCACTACCATTTTTATTAACAGCCTGAATACGATCAATCGTATCAACAATCCATGCCGTATTCCAGATATCAATTTCAGTGGCCCATTCAGCATCCATATCTCCACCGATATTTCCGCCATTCATAGAACTATTGCTCATCAGAATAAACGGACAAGATGCTTTCAGTCGAAAAACGTATCCAAGTTCAACATTGTTAGCACCAGTGGTTCCGCCTTCGTTTGTAACAAACTGGATATCAACATCATCTACAGTTGAAACAATCCAAAGGAAATCAAAATCGGAAGGCTTGATACTATCTGACCAGAGCGTTTCAGGAGTAGATTGACCCTGGGCTAAAGCAAAAGACCTGTCATAAATCTCATCACCAAAGGTTTTCTGCAAAGCATCAGAATCAACCAACGTAGAAGCAATGGATCCATCGGTATATGTGTTGCTATTAGATGTATATTCAAATTTTGTATATAGTTTCAGAGTACCCATATTCTTCTCACTTCCGGGCGGATGCTGGCCGCAGCCAGCACCCGCCGCAGCTAAGGTTTATCAGGTCGTGGCGGTAATGCCGCCATTTGAACTGGACTGGGCATAAACGTACCAATTAACCCCATCGTATTCACAGTAAACACGGTCGCCAACAAGCGATCCGGCCAAAAGATTGATTTGATCTTCATCAATAATGGCCGCTGTAGCGTTAATATCAAGAATAACCCCATGCATCTTTCCGTCATCAGTAGCATTGCTGTGAATTTGCACAGCATTAGAACCGGCTACCTGCTGATTAAAAGTAACATTCCAGCCCGCTGTAATTGTTGACATCAGGGGAAGGGTGATTGTCCAACCACCACTACCATGAGTGATATTAAAAATCTGGTTGTCATCACTGCTAGTCAGCACTTTGGCAGCAGTAATATTGGTTGGATTATAAGTTGGACCGCCAACTTGTCTGGCGATCTGTCGTGTTTGAAATGGACTAGGCATAGTAAATTCTCCTTTTGCCTGTAGGTAAAGTTTGCGTAAACCCACTCGTTACGCTTAAGAATGCCATCTGCCCCCCGAAGGGGACAGATGACGCAATACGTTAAGATTAGACAGTTCCCATGCCCGTGCCGTCAAACAGCACACTCTTCAGCACGCCATCTTCAAGGGCTTCAAGAGCGACAGCAATTACCAAATCTGATGCGGTATTTGCAATTTCAAGATTGCCATTACCATCAACAGTAAGGACGCCGCCCCTGGCAGTAGTGTCACCACCAAGAGCATCGACAATGCCGCGCACGCGAACCTTGCCAGTTGCATTTTCAGCAATCGCCTCAAGGCAAACACCGTGAACTGTACCGGCGGTTGCCGGATGGCTCGCTTCAATACAGTTAGCAAAGACACCAGCACTGCTACCAACATCATTGGTAGTTACCAGATCGTCACTGGCTCCAAGATCGAACTTAACGACCTCGCCAACAACAGCGGCAGCATTACGCATAGTAATAGTGACATCAAGGGTAGTAGGACTAAGCCCAAGAGTCGTTTGAATAGGGGTATCAAACATAGTTTTCATCCTTTCTAAAAGGCTTTACTCATATCAAGCGGTCGGACGAACAACACCCTGACGCTGACGGGAATTACAGAACACGTTCCACCAACAATCGACTGGCTGGACGCTAGTAAATGGCTGGTTAGGATGACGCATAGGAGCATGCTTCTCGAAATACCGACGTGAGTGATAAATCGGAGTCATGTAATTAGCGTTAATCCAGTAGTAACGTGAACCCGTGTAGGCAGCACTGGCACTATCTTCTGTATGATAAGTGTAAGTACCACCAGTATAAGTATTTGGATAGATCGCAGCAGTATCAAGAGCAGCAACGTAAATAACGTCAATACCACTATACTGAGGATTGTTGTATGCAGGATCCTGGGCTGAAATCAATGAATCATTACTAGCTCGCAGAGCGCGCTTATACTGATTCACACCATCACGGCTAGTAAAGATCATCTGCCGTCCAAGATTAGCATTCTCGAAATACTCCTGCTTAGTTGCAGGCGGAATAAACTGACACTTGAGGAACATTTCATCAAACGCAGCAATAAGCGAATCACTGCTGCCAGTTCCACCGCCAATGATTCCATCAGGGTCATTGGCATCGTAAGTCGAGACCTGATTCTTATAAACAGAACCCTGATTAGCGACGTTAAGGCCCTGCAAAGCACCTGAACTGAATGCCACATGAGCAGCACCATCATTGTCTTCAATGAAGGCAGGAATGGAATATGGCAGTTTGCCACTTGCAGTTTCCATTTCAGATTCATTAGGCAGCTTCCAAAGATCGTTTTCCATACCATTCAGCATAGAAGTCCAAAGACGCATTTCTTTAATACGCTTAAGACGCTTGTAAACAACCTTCTGAGCATCCTTGCTCAAACCACTGCCAACATTCAGTTCGACTTCCTGGTCCGTCCAACTCATGTGATCAACTGAGAATCGCCAGTTAATTTCCAGAGTTTCCGTAACCTGTGGATTTGTCCATGTGAACGTATCGTTAGGCTGATAGTGGTCATAAGTGCTGTTCTCTGAGAACATCACAACGTCATTAATAGTTTTACCGCCCTGAATCACTTTATCCATACCCTTACCCTTAAGGAATCGGGAAAGAACATAAGTGTTCTTGACGGCTTCATTTATAACATCCTCTGCGGATGTGAGATAACGCGGCCCAGTTGCGGCCATGAAATCATTAAAATTACTGAGTGCAGTACCCATTATTTAACTCCTAACCGTGTAGTTAATTACCAGTGTTATATGCTTTAGCTGCACCATCAAGGCCTTCGCCATTAAGAATAGCATCCAAAGCACGATCCTCTCGGTCTTCACTAGACATTGAAGGTGAAGGACGCGAATTGCTTGTGCGAGCCATAGGTTGACCAGCACTTCTAGCCGCATACATATCCTTTTGGTTTTGACTAGGAGCAGCAGAAGACTGAGAGAAACTCATCCTCGCTGCATCTGTCATCAAATCCTTAATGTTAGAATATTCACCTGTCTTGTAAAGAGTTTTCATTTTTTCGATAACGCCATCATAAGCATCATCTTTTGTCAATTCAGGATATTGATCCTGCAATGAAGATCTTGTTGAGCTTAGTTCTGCTTGTTCGTTTTTAGTATTAAGACTATTAACTGTTGCATAAAGCTCTCCAAGCATCAGGGCCATATTACGCATTGGACCCATCAATGTAGTGGCTGCTTCTTCTCCAAAAACTTCCGACAAATCATCACTGTATTTCTGGAAAGCATCGCTTACAGGAGATGGACGAGTTTGGTCCATATTCGGCTCCTGGTTATTATTGCTTTCCATATCAGATTGCATTTTCTGTTTTAGTTCATTGAATTCAGAAGAAAAACGATCTCCATCCCTTTGAACCTTTTCACGCTTCAAACCCCAATCAATAAAATCTTGAGGATTTTCATTGTAAAGTTGATCCAATACAGACCTCGGAGTTCCATCTCTCTGCAATGCAGCCAAAGCCCTGAAATAATCATCTCCGGGTTCAGCGTTTGTTTCGCTGTCCGTTGATTCAATAACAGGAGACTCTTCAATAACCGGGGTCGAAGGCCCCTCTTCTTCCAGACTTCCCATGATTTCGTCTAACATCGCATCGTCATCGGAATCATTTTGCGAGCTAACGCCTTCCGAAATCGGGTTTGCGAGAGAAGACTCAGGAGAGTTATCTTCAAAAAAGGTTTCTTGACCGTCAGTTGTGTTGTTATTTTCAGACATTTTGTACCTGGGTATAAACCCTATTCCTTAACCATATCGTGGCGAGATGCCACATCTCGTTCGTGAGACTGGGATCGGATCACAGGACGACCCTGCGAATCATAAGAACCAACCCCAGACAAATTTCTAGGCAAAGCCCTACTTACATAGGGATATTTATGCGTCTTTCTTTCAATACCAGAAGTATCAAGTATGAAACTCGGAATCCTTGTGCATTCCATTCCATCAATTTCTACAGTATCTCCAATTTTAGGAGCGTCATCGTAGCTAAAATAGCTTTCAATATCTTCGCCATTAGAATTCTTAAAACAATATACAGGCATCACAAACCAGCTTTCTGCATTTCTTTAACTCTATCTGCTACCAAATCTCTAGAACTGCCTCCTCCGGAACTTGGGGGGGCAGATTGACTCGCCTGAGCTTCCATTGCTGCTTGCTGTTGCTGCTGCTGTAGCATCATTGCCATCATTTCCATGTCAATCAATTCTCCCAATTCTGGAACATTCATGGCATCACCAAGTTTCTTCAGCAAAGAATCCCAATCCAAAAACGGAGTTTGAGGAATAATTTGAGCAGCCTGGACAACTAAGCCAAACGCATCAGAAGCCCTTTTCTGCAACAAAGGCTCATTAGATTTTTGCATAGAATATGTGTCAATTTCAAGTTCAAGATCTTGATAACTGGCGCCAGTAATCTGGGCAGCAATACCGCCTTGGAATATAGGCTCTTCTACACCAAGTTGCATAGCCGCTTCTTTTCCTAGAGGGAATACAACTCTATCGTCGTGGTACAAATACCATCCAACTTTGTTCATTACATTTCTTACGGCATCTTGATATTGCCGATGAATATGTGCAAACCTAAGACCACCAGCAGATTCAGCAACTTGTACTTCCGTAGCAGTAGCTTCACCAGTAACAACGCCTCGCTGGGCATCCTGAACACCACTATTTCTATCAAGCCTTTCCCTTGCAACCTGCATATAGGTTAGTTGCTGGTTAGTAATACCACCCATTTCAATGGGAATAATGCTATCTTTATCAATTCCATCTACAGGAATAACATAATTATCAGGCTGATTTTTAACGTCCTGAACAAGTTTCTTGTTTTTCGCATCTACAAGAACAAGCCTTTTATATTGTGCAGCAGACCTAGTTGCTGATCTGACATGCTCATTAAGCTCCATAGCTTGAGGAAGAGTAGCAACAAGAGGTGAAAGAGGATAAGGGCAATCAGGAACACTATAAGATCCAAATAGAGTATAAGGCCCTGAAGGGGGGCCATAATATGGTCTTGGCTTTCTTATGAAATCAGCACGAACCGAATCTTCTCCAGAATCATTTCCAGAAACAGCCATAGTATAAATAGATCCATTGAATCCAAATTCAGGACCAGGAGACTGTTCATGATGAATTTCTGGGACCCATACTTCATAACACACCAATTCATTTCTAGTTGGAGATGATCCGGACTTATCTCTCATTTCATTTACATTATCGTCAGTAGACAAGGCTTCAATAACATCAGCATTCCAAGACGGATCCACACTGGCTTCCATCAAAAGATCTGATTTATCCCTGATCCACCTATGCCCACAATATCTTGCTTCCGAAATATCCGTTGCAATAGGATCCATAAACCAACGCTTAGGACTAATTCTATAAATTGTAGGCCAATGGGGCGCGCCTGCATCAATAGTTTCATACCCCATAATTTGTTCTTCAAGGGTAATACAAACACCGAAACCCAAAAGCATGTCGTAAGCAATACGCTGCAAAACACGCCTTGCATCAACATCCCTAATCCAACGATTTATTCCATGCTCAAGAGAAATTGCAATTCCACCCTGAGTAGCAGGCCTACGAGTTGCCACATTAACTCTAGGATTGTCATAAATTAGTCTAGGAACAGTAAGACTCAAATATTCATAAACATGATTTTCAGGAAGATAGTTATCAGTTCCGGTACTTCCTCGGTAAGCAGGACCAATAAACTGTTCTACCAAATCATCAAAATATTCAAGATGCTCATCCCTAAAGGCTTCAGCAGATTGAATTTCGTCATACAAATTTTCAGGAGTAACATCAAGCATTGTTTTCAAATTCCGATCTTACTTTATCCTGCCTTGCTTGTTTAGAAGCCTTTTTGACAGCATTTTTTCTTGTAGAACCACTCCTAATCATTTTTTCAATACGATTAGCAGTAATCTTTCGTTTTCGGTTTTTTCCAGATTTAGAATACAAATCAATAACCGCCAGCTTCATATCGTTCTCTAAATTGATTTCTAAATTGTCCAAAATCAAATTGAGGCCTTTGCTGCCTTTGCTGCCCCATTCCTCCAAACATATTCCCATAACCGCCACCACCTCCAAACATGCTTGCCATAGCTTGCATTGGACTAGCAAATTGAGGTCCACCTCCCCCACCCATAGCAGCTCTGAACATTTGCTGTACTTGTTGGCCAGGGAAAAATCCTCCCGGAATAACATTTTGAGTACTGGGCATATATCCCAACTGTTGCATCTGACCAAGAATATCTGCTTGATGACTTTTAGTTTGTTGCCGTCGCTGTTCCGCTTCCTTACTTTGGTAATCCCTTTTCATTTCCTCAAACATAAGTTGATGCGGACCCATAGTACCGGAAGTTTTAAAATTCCTACGCCTTCCTTCCCATTCTTGGGCAGCCAATTGAGCCATATTGGTTTGCCAAGGGCTAACATCAAACTGCCAACCACCGTAGCCACGGTTATATTCACCATGAACTCCACCACCACCGCCACCACTATTTGCCCAACCTGAAGGAGAATAGACTCCTTGCCGATAATTGGCGGGATCATTTCTTGGGTTATAACCTTTATTGCCCATTACTAATAACTCCTTTTAGTAGCCTTTCGCCTTACTTTTCCAGCAGGCTTGTTCTTTTTCATTTTTGCAGTCGCTCTTTTGGCGGCAGCCTTACCAGCCTTAGAATAGGGGAAATTTTTAACTTTACCAGTTTTAGGATCTTTAACTTTTGGCATAACGTCTAACTCCATTAAAGGCAATATAAAAAAACTTGCCAAGAAAAAGGGATTTAAATACAGCCGTTTCAAATTACGACTATTCATTTTCAATTATACGAGCATATTTGCCGCAATCACTTATTTCATAACCATTGTCTTCAGCCATTTGCATTGTCATACAAGGGCATTCCCAAGCATGAATATCACACCTGGGACACCACCATTCTTCACATAATTCACAGCGATCCCAATCATCATAATCATATATTCTTTCCCATTCGGATTCACAATTCTTCGATGAAATCGTCAAGTTCAAATTCCTTACAGTGTGTTTGCATTAACTCTATAACAAGTTTAAGTAAAGAAACCGGATCACCCGCAGCAACTACAACCCAAGGGAATTCCTCCCTACTTGTCTGAACATAGCCAATACCTGAAAACTCATCATCTTCTTTCATATATTCCAAAGCCAATTCAAGTATTTTAGGAACATGAGGATTGAGATGATCTTCTTCAATTTCAGAAGTTATTGAACAAAAATCTCCAAACCAATCACTGTCTTCAGTGCCTTTAAAACGATTACCAAAATCCACCATCTTCTGTCTCCCACACTTCTTCGTGTTTTAGAACATCGCCCATTGAACCGGGTTCATATTCTATAGTAGGTTTGACAAATCGAGGGGCTTCAGAACGCATGTATACACAGCCAGCGTAAGCAATAACTCTATCTCCATGCGCTTCTTTTGCCCCAGTAGTTTCATCTCTAAGAAGGCCGGGGCCAATACTTCCATTATCCATATAAACGTATTCCAGCATTTCTCCCAAGCCCTTCTTGCTTGGAATATATATTTCATTTGTACTCATTGCCCTGGACAATCCACTCAGGAAAATACGCTTTGATTTCCTATCAGGCTTCCATCCATATTCTCTAGTTCTTCTGGATGTTCTTTGCCCTAATTGTCTGCGAAAATACACGTTGGAATAATCCAAGCGACAAATATCTTCGTACCATGCTTCTCCCGGTCCCGCCGCTTCCCATCCCAAAAACGCTTCTTTTTCTCCTCCTGAAAATACTGTTCTTCCTGCATGTGCAATTTCTTCAGACAACGCAAGTGGCCCTGTGTAAGCATCTACAAACTCCGCAACTATTTCCCCAGTATTACAATTCATTACCGCTACAGCACTATTGCTTTTTCCCTTTCCGGCAGAAATATCAGCAAACATAACAAAGTTGCATTCAAGGTCTGGAACTCCATTTTTATCCAATTCGCACCAGACAAACCATCTACCCCTTTTATCTTTAACAAATTGTCCGGCTTCTAATTCGCATCTAATTGGATCTCTTCCGTATTGAGCAAGATGTTGCGTTACAGATATAGAATTAAAGAAAAGATCTCCTGAAGTAGTATGGTCAATCAAGATATTCTGACCAATATCCGCAGGGTCTTTACGACGCTTTAATTCAACATCAAACCAAGGGGTCCAGTAATAGCCTCTTCCAGCAATTCCTGTCAATTCACCATCTTTATCGACTCTCCACTCTCTACCTCGACCTTTTTCAGGATGGTCCCAGTATCCCAAAGTTATTACTTTAGGCGTACCGTCAATTAATCCAGCATTCCTTTGGTTGGTAAATTCAGTACCAGGACCAATAGGAGTACTATTCCCGATCCGACAAGCCGTGGTATCAGCAGCAGCACGCCAAGCATCTGTAGCGTGATCCATAGCAGCCATTTCGTCAAACAGAATAAAGGTTCGACGGCCACCACGACCAACGTGACCAGTAGTCGCTTGACCACTAATAGTCGCATCGGTAATTGGGTTAGTTAGCTGCATGTGGTTTCGGCATTGCCCACCACGCCTAAACAGTTCAGGCTTCCCCGGCAACATCCATTCTGGCAACCGATCAATAATATAATCAATTTTCCAAAACAATGTATCAGGGTCGCCTCGTCGGTCTACCAGATCCTCAACACGGCTAACAACCATAAGCTGAGCATCTTTTCTAAACAACCAGTAATAGACCGCAATCGAAACTGCCAGCCAACTAGCCCCCATATCTCTTGACTTGTCAAGGATCAGATCGACACCAGTATCAATGGCATCTACAATATCGCAAACAACGGAATCCTGAACTGGCCATGTGATAAATGGCACATGATGTTCAGATGCGGGAATTTCTTTCCCTTCTTCATTTACTGCTTTAACCACATAAGTCCAGGCAAACATATTAAACCAGAACAACGGGCTGTCTTTGCAGTAATTTCTCAGTAACTCTTGCTCGTCTTCATTATTTATCGCCGCCTCTAGAAGCCACTCTCTTGCTTCCAGATTTTCGTATAACCTTTTGGGAACCAGAAACTTTGTTGCTGGATCCTCCCAATAGCTTGGGGCTTCCAGTAGATGCGTCTTCAATTGGTTCGATACGACTTCTTCTGTCACGAATAGTTTCCAAAAGTTCTTCTGTAGTCCTTCCGTGACGAACACTGATGTCTCCGCCGTCAGGACCACTAATTTCATGCCTATTAGCAAACAATCTAGGATGCAAGGCTTTGCTTAAATGCACTAGAAGGGGAACATTCCCATCCATCGCAAGTTCACGGCATTTTTCAAGTATTGTGTCTTTAGACTGTGCATCAGCTTCTTCAAACGCTTCAGCATATAATTCATTTTTTTGCCACTCATAATGTTTCTTTCTTGCCACATTTGCTGCTCTAGCAGCACCACTGACAGTACCACATTGAACATAAGCCGCAAGAAACCTATGTTGGTTAATAGTCAGCTTTCGACGCATCTAATGCCCATTTTTCTTCTTTGATTTACCGCGTGCGGCTGACGCGCCTTTGCCGCCTGCACCACGTTTTCTAGGGGCACTTCTGCTGGCCCTAGCCATTCTTGCTGATGTCTTAGCACCTCTTTGCTTCGACGAAATACTTGACCCACCACCTCTAGGCATAACTCACCTCACATCTTCTCGTAATAAAGGTTTATTGTTCTAGGAACAGACATAGTTGACGCTGTTGCCTTGAGCGGACCTCTGCAATAAGCACCCGACCCATCATTAAAGTTTGTGGGGTGCATATCAGTTAGATCAACAGTTCCTGAAAACAGTCGCATTCCGTTTGCCGTGTCTTCAAGAGTCAACGTAAAAGAATTAGATATTCCGCCAGAACCGTCCACAGTGAACTGCTTCAGGTGTCCAACCACATTTTCTGTAGTTGTTGCGTTGCCGCCGCCGGATGTGACATTGATTGTCAACACGCACAAATCCCCGTCACGCTCAGTATTCGTAACTGTTACACCCATGTCACATCCTGATGTAGTAAATTACAAATGTTTGCGTATCTGCATTAGCAATACTGGAAACAGTTGCCTTTAGTGGACCTCTGCAATACGCGCCACCACCGGCGTTTACACTGTCAGGAGTAATGTCGCCAGAACCAAAGCTAGACTTGGTAAATAGAGTCATACCGTTAGAGGTGTCTTCAAGCGTAAGCGTACACGTTTGGCTGCCTGATTGAGTAACCGCGACTTGGACGATTTGGCCGACTACCGTATTGCCAGTAGTCACATTGCCATTAGCGTCAGCCGTCACCGTCAGGGTGCAAAGAACACCGTCTCGCTGATGTGATGAAATTGCTACAGCCATTACTTACACCCGCCCTTGCATTTGCTCCAAGGCATCTTGTTGTAGAGCCAGCAAAAAAAGCCCGTACACTGAAGTGCTGCACCAACCACAATTCCGCCACCAATAGCCAAACACAGAGTTGAAATATCCATTATTCTTTAACATCCTTTTTGGAATCAAATTTAGGATCCATAATATGGTCCAAGACCTTTTTAACTGATCCTGGAGTCAGATTTTCTTCCGGAACCTGATATTTGATATAGTTTCCACGATTTTCCAGCCTACGTTTAACCTTCCATTTCATCCAAGCAACACCACAGACGTAGGCAACTCCGACAATAGCTAGAAATCCAAGGCCCAAAGACACGGGCAAAACAAGATTTCCCAAAACTTCAAACGCAAATGCGGGTAGAACAGCCAGGGTGAGGCCAACAGCTAAAAGACTAATTGCAGTACCTTTTGCCCCACTAATAAGAGCAACTACCCCGCCCAAAAGGGCAATAAATCCAACAACCGTAAGGGGCCACAAGAA